TGGGGGGTGGTGGTGGTAGTGTATATACTGCTTATACATTTTGGAGAGCTTTTGAATGTAAACTAGATAGGAGTCGCCCCGCTTTAGAGATGTGAATGGGAGTTGCTATATTGCTGGACTGTCCCAGAGAAAGTATTTGTTTAATCTATGTATATGCTTCACCCCCTGGAGGGCAACTATAGTTATTATACACCCACTATTAACATTCGTCAACTCTAAAATAAAAAATATTTATGTTGTCAACTAGATTTAAATATGCTATAATAGAATCATATGAATAATAACTTTCTACCAGGTACACCAACTAAAAGAAAACTAACAGAACAACAGCAATCTTTCCTAGATGCCTTATCAGGACAAGCTAGAGGAAACATTAAACAAGCATTAGTAATAGCAGGTTATGCGGAAACATCAGCATCAGCCGTTGTGGACTCTCTGAAAGAGGAGATTATAGATGTTGCCAATAAGATATTAGCTAAGTCTGCACCTAGAGCAGCAGAGAAGCTTGTAGAGATTCTAGAGAGTGACGACCCTATCCCACAAGTAGCTGCTAAATTACAAGCAGCACAAACATTATTAGATAGAGTAGGTATCTCTAAAAGAGAAAAGCTAGATGTAACCCATACTGCGGCAGGAGGTATTTTTTTGTTGCCTGAGAAAAGAGCTGTTATTGATATCAATGCAGAGGAAGTAGAAACAGATGATGAATAAAAGAAGAAGTTCAACCATACCTTATGGTTATAAGTTAAATGCAGACAAGAGTTTAGAGCCTGTTGAAAAAGAAATTAAAGCTTTAGAAGATGCAAAAGAAGGTGTTAAAGCTGGAGCATTCTCTTTAAGAGGTGCAGTAGAGATATTAGAACATCAAACAGGAAGAAAGTTATCAGCAATGGGATTAAAAAAAATCATTGACAAAGATACCGATAGACCTTCACCTAGTAATCCTAATGGTTTATTAAGTAAGACGAATGCCTAGACAGTATAATTTTGGTGCAGAACATAAAGCTAAGTTAGCTGCTAGAAAAGCTGTCAAAGAAAAAGAACGAGAGATTGAAAAGCTTAGAAAGAAACTAGAGAATAAAACTTATAAGCTATCTAAGAAAAAAGAAGTACTCGGTAAAGTACAACAAGCAGAACAACAAAAGCCTACAGATAAAAAAGGTACAGTTGTAGATGAAAAAGAATATGATACTTTACCACAATCCGTAAAAGATTTAATAGCAGAAGATGAAACAAGAGTAGTCTTCAAAGCTAACCCTGGTCCACAAACAGATTTCTTAGCTGCAGGTGAACAGGATGTTTTATATGGTGGTTCAGCAGGAGGCGGTAAGTCCTATGCTATGCTTGTTGACCCATTAAGGTATATGCACTTAAAAGAACATAGAGCTTTGTTACTTAGAAAGTCTATGCCTGAACTAAGAGAATTAATAGATAAGTCTAGAGAACTATATCCTAAAGCTTTTGTTGGTGCAAAGTTTAGAGAAGTAGAAAAGACTTGGAGGTTTCCTAGTGGAGCTTCTTTAGAGTTTGGTTATCTAGATAGGGATGCTGATGTTTACCGATATCAAGGACAATCATATACATGGATTGGAATAGATGAGTTAACACAATATCCTACAGAGTTTCCGCTTCAGTATTTGCAATCACGATTGAGAACAACTAATAATCAAATACAATGCTACATTCGGTGTACAGCAAACCCTGGAGGGGTTGGAGGACATTGGGTTAAAAAAAGATATCTAGACCCTAGTCCTCCTAACGAATCTTTTTTAGGACAAGATAAAATAACAAGAAAGTTTATACCAGCAAGACTAGAAGATAATCCTTTTCTTGCAGCAGATGGTAAGTATGAGCAAATGCTTATGTCATTACCACCAGTACAAAGAAAACAATTACTAGAAGGAAACTGGGATGTTGCTGAAGGTGCTGCTTTTGTTGAATTTGATTATGATACACATTGCATAGACCCATTTGAATTACCTAAGCATTGGGAAAGAGTAAAAGGAATTGACTATGGTTATGCAGCAGAATCAGCATGTATCTGGGCTGCAATAGACCCTAGCGATGAAACATTAATTATTTATAGGGAACTATATCAAAAAGGTTTAACAGGCGAAGCTTTAGCACAAAGAATATTTGAATTTGAGAAAGAGGACAGACTCTCTGTAAATGGGGTCTTAGACGGAGCAGCATGGGCTAGAACAGGCTCTACTGGTCCTACGGTAGGGGAAGTACTGTCCAGAGCAGGACATAAGCTTAGAAGGGCAGATAAGAACAGAATACAGGGTAAGATACAAATACATGAGAGATTAAAGATTGCAGATAATGGTAGACCTAAAATGCAGATATTTAAAACTTGTCCTAATTTAATTAGAGAATTACAATCTATTCCTTTAGACCCTAATAAACCTGAAGATGTAGATACTAAAGCTTCTGACCATGCTTATGATGCATTACGATACTTAGTAATGTCAAGACCTAAATCAAGAACTGCTTGGGAAGATATGAGTAATTTAAAACGATTTGTACCAGCAGACCCAACCTTTGGATATTAATATGCCTTTATATACTTTTAAAAACACAAAGACTAATGAAGAATATGATGAGGTAATGTCATATGAAGAACTTATAGAATATTTAAAACAAGATAATATAGAACAAGTATTTAAAATGAATATGTTTAGATACTCGGATGGTAATGGAATGAAAGACCAATTTACAGATTGGTGTAGAGATAGTAAGGTAGAAGGTAAAGGAAGTTTTAATCCGTATGGTAAAGCTAAGAAAGGTTTTAAAGATGGTCAAAAGAAAAATTAAACTCCGTAAGAAACGTAAGACAGATATAGACAAATATCCTCTAGTAGAAATACGATGGTATGATATTTCTAGTGATTCATCTTGGATGAGTATAGATGATTTAATGTCTATGGAGTTGCCTGAATGTAATACAAAAGGACATTTGCTTTCTCAAACAAAAGGTGTGACTAGAATTTTTGGTGACTATGCTATAGATAAGGCAGGAGATATAGATGAACTTGGTAATGTAACTATTATCCCTACTAGTGTAATTATAGAAATTAAAAAAATAAGTTGACAAACTAAAGAAAAAAGTGTATTATTATAGGTAATCACTTATTAATTAAAGGTTTAAATTTATGGCTGAGTATGGCTCAAATGAATTAGATACTTCTATTCCTAATGAAGATAAAGAAATGGAAGAGAATAAAGAACAATCAGCTTTAGTTGGAATTGTACAATCTAAATTTCAAGAATGCGAAACAACTAGAAGAGATGACGAACTAAGATGGTTACAGTCTTATCATAATTATAGAGGTCGTTATTTTAAAGATGTTAAGTTTAGAGAAAATGAAAAGTCAAGAGTATTTGTTAAAGTAACTAAAACAAAAGTACTTGCAGCTTACGGACAATTAATTGATGTACTATTCGGTGCAAATAAATTTCCATTAACAATTCAAGAAACAAGAGTACCTGAAGGTATTGCAGAGTATGCTCACCTGAATCCTTTAAAAGAAAAACAAGGTGATGAAAATTTAAATCCTATTCCTGGTATTGAAGGAAATATGGATTATCAACCTGGTGAAGAAATGTCAATGCAACCTAACTTAAGTAGTTTAGGTTTTCCTGGTGATGGAAGAGAACTACCAAAAGGTGCAACATTTAATACATTAAACGAATTACAATTAGGAGAGCTTCAAAAAGAATATGAAGCTGCTGACTTAACAGAAGGACCAGCACCATCTCCTGAAATGCCACAAATTAAACCTGCACAAATTGCAGCACGAAGATTAGAAAAATTAATTCATGACCAAATAGAAGAATCAGATGGAAGCATTGCTTTGCGTAATGCAATCTTTGAAGCTTGTCTATTAGGTACAGGAATTATTAAAGGACCTTTTACTTATAATAAAACTTTACATAAATATATTAATACAGGTAACGGTAGAGAATATGTTCCTGAGATTGTAAAAGTTCCTAAAATAGAATTTGTTAGTATCTGGGATTTTTATCCAGACCCTAATGCAAGAAGTATGGATGAAGCAGAATTTATTATCCAACGACACAGATTAAACAGACATCAATTTTTAGATTTAGCTAATAGACCTTTCTTTAAAAAACAAGCCATCATGGAATGTTTAAAGATGGGTGCTAACTATAATAAAAAAGAATGGGAAACTGATATTGATTTAGAAAAAAGTCATTACGCAGATATCACTCATAATAGATTTGAAGTTTTAGAATACTGGGGAACAATCAATGCAATGGCTGCAAGAGAAGAAGGTCTTAGTGTTGATGAAGATGTTGATGATAGTGAAGAAGTCCAAGTTAATATTTGGATGCATAGAGGAAAAGTTATTAGGTTAGTAGAAAATCCTTTCAAGCCTTTTAGAAATCCTTATCAATCTTTTGTATATGAAAAAAATCCATATACATTTTTTGGTATTGGTGTACCAGAAAACATGGATGATGCACAACAGATTATGAATGGTCATGCAAGAATGGCAATTGATAACTTAGCATTAGCTGGTAACTTAGTATTTGATGTTGATGAAACAGCTTTATCATCTAATCAAAGTATGGAAGTATATCCAGGTAAAATATTTAAAAGACAATCTGGTGTTCCAGGACAATCTATTTATGGAATTAAATTTCCAAATACTGCTGTAGAAAATATGCAGATGTTTGATAAATTTAGACAACTGGCAGATGAATCAACTGGTTTACCATCCTATTCACATGGTCAAACTGGTGTACAAAGTATGACTAGAACTGCTTCAGGTATGTCTATGTTAATGGGTGCAGCATCCTTAAACATTAAAACAGTAATTAAAAATATTGATGACCAACTAATTAAACCTTTAGGACAAGCAATGTTCCAATGGAATATGCAATTCTATGAAGGTGACTTACCTATTAGAGGTGATTTAGAAATTAAAGCTACAGGTTCTTCTAGTTTGATGAAGAAAGAAGTTCGTTCTCAAAGACTAACTATGTTCTTACAAACTGTACAGAATCCATCAATTGCTCCATTTGTTAGAATGTCAGAGGTGATTAAAGAGTTAGCATACTCTTTAGATTTAGACCCTGAAGAAATAATGAATACTAAAGATGAAGCAGAAATCTATGCTAAAATAATAGGACTACAAAATGTTAACAAAACAAATGGCACTCCAACTAATGCGTCTGGTGAACTCGGAGGAATGGCAGGTATGGGTGGACTACCTGAACAAGCTTCAGGAAATGACAGCCCAGGAAATGGCGAAGGCTCAATCGGACCAGGTAATTCACCAATGCCAGGGGAGATGGAATTTACTGGACAAGTTGAAGAACCTACAAACACAGGTTAGAGAATTAGCAAAGTAACAGTTGACGAATAACTTTTCTGTTGCTATAATAACAATACGGAGATAATAATTTATGAAAAAAATAAAAGCAGTTAAAATGGCTACAGGTGGTTTGATGTCACAACCTCCATATATTGCTAAGGATGATTTAATGGGTGCGTATGATATTACTACTCCTAAATCTACTAGACAAGGTTTACCTTCTAGAATTATGTCCCCTAACAAAACAAGATTAAATAAAGGTGGCTTACTTATACCTAGAAAAAAATATGGAACAGGAGATTCTGTTCTATCTAAAATAGAAGAAAGAAAATTTGAACAGCTAAAAGCTTTAGAAGAATCAGGTATAGATTTAACAGCACAGCAAGAAGAACAATTAGAAAAATATCAAGCTGCTAAAAATATTCAACCTAAAAAACAAATGGCTATTGGTGGTCAAGTAACTGAAAAGTATGCTCAACAACCTGACTATCAAGCTTATGCTGAAGGTGATATTGTAGAAGAAGATACTGATATGGAAGAGAACATGGACATGGAAGAAGATATGTCTATGGAAGATGATATTAATTTATTAGAGCCAATGGGTATGGAAGATGAAATGCCTATGGATGAAGAAGAAGATATGGAAGAAGAAGATTATGGTGACATGGATGCTATCATAGACACTTCAGCTTTATCGGAAGAAGAAGAAAAAATTTTAGATGATGCAGTTGATATGCATCCAGAATTAGAAGCAATTATTCCTAAGTTAGTTGCAACAGAATTTACAGAAGATGGAGAAGTAGAAGGACCAGGTACAGGAACTTCAGATTCCATCCCAGCACTTTTATCAGATGGTGAATTTGTATTTACAGCAAAAGCAGTTAAGAATATTGGTGTAGACAAATTAAGAAAGATGATGAAAAAAGCAGAACAAGATTATGATGCTGGAATTTCTTCTCAACAACCAGAAGAAGAAGTATAAAAGAATTTGTAGAGAAAGGTAACTCTACGAATAGACAAGCTACCTTATAATAAATTATTATTGTAAGCCCTTGTAGTTTCGTTTCAAACAGAAAAACCTACCATAGCTACCTTCAGTTATGAAGCCCTAAGGAGGACAAAATGAGTACAAACGAAGAAGGACTAAAAGAAGTCGCAGCAAACCCTTACAACAGAAAGAAATCTTGGCATACAAATGATGTAATGCCTTCAGATAAAACATCTGCTGATACAGGTTTGTTCGAGCCAAACCCTGTAAGTAATAACACACAATCAACAGCTACTGCTAATAGCAACCCTGATGATTCTGATGATAATACGACAGCTACTATGGATAAGGTTCAAGATTCTGCACTTAATGTAGAAGCTAACCCTTATGCAAAAGTTGATTACAAAAAAAGGTATGACGACCTCAAACGATACTATGACAGGAAACTAAATGAGTGGAGTAGTAAGGAAAGTGAACTTAAAGTACAACTTCAAGAGAACAGACCTAAGTATACACCACCCAAATCTAAAGAAGAGCTAGAAGCTTTTAAGAACGATTACCCTGACATTTATGGAGTTGTGGAAACTGTATCTCACTTGCAATCTCAAAATGAGGTAAAAACTTTACAAGAAGAATTAGAAAGTTTAAAGAAAGCTAATAAAACTCTTCAACAAAGAGAAGCTGAATTAGAACTCTCTACTTATCATCCAGACTTTGAACAAATAAAAGAGTCAGATGATTTTCATGACTGGGCTGATGCTCAACCAATGGAAATTAAAAAATGGATATATGAAAATAATTCTGATGGTAAACTTGCTGCAAGAGCAATTGACTTGTATAAGAAGGACCGAGGACTTGGTTTAGATAAAAAAACTAAGAAGAACAATTCTAAACAAGAAGGTGCTGACCTGTTAGTTAAAACTAAAGAACAGGCTCAAATACCAGAAGGTAAAGAAAAGTTTTTCAGACGTTCTGATATCGCTAGGATGTCAGACGATGAGTTTATGCAATACGAAAAAGAAATTGTAAAAGCTCAACGAGAAGGTAGAATTATAGATTAATTCTATCTATTTTTTATTAACCAATAAACACAAAGGAGATAACTACTATGGCAAAATTCGCAGGTGGTTCAACTTATAACTTTGGATTAGGTGTAGCAGGACAAACAAATGGTTTCTTTATTCCTGAAGTCTATTCCAAAAAAGTACAAATAGCTCTTAGAAAAGCTGCTGTTGCAGAAGCAATCTGTAACACAGATTATATGGGCGAAATATCAAGCTTTGGTGATACAGTAAACATCATCAAAGAACCTCAAATCTCAGTTGCAGATTACACTAGAGGTCTAGCTGTAACTTCAACTAACTTAAGTGACCAAGAACTTGTTCTTACTATTGACCAAGCTAAATCTTTTTCATTTAAGATTGATGACTTAGAGAAGAGATTCTCTCACGTTAACTTCCAAGCTGTAGCTTCAGACAATGCTGCATATGCTTTAAGAGATGCAATGGATGCAAACATCCTAGCAGCTATTTCTGCAGGTGCAACTGTAACTACAGGAATGGGAACTACTGGAACTCCGATTGATATCGGTTTTGGTAGTGGAGAAGTTGACCCATTAAACCAAATGTCATTAGCTGCTAAAGAATTAGATGAAGCTAATGCACCTGAAGAAGGTAGATGGTTTGTCGCTGCACCTGAATGGTACAACGAACTAGCTAACACATCTTCTAAACTTTTATCAGTAGACTTTAATGCTGGTCAAGGTTCAATCAGAAATGGTTTAGTAGCATCTGGATTACTAAGAGGTTTCCAAATGTACAAATCTAACAACTTACCAACTAACGACTTATCTGGTGCTACACCTGCTGGTTCAGCAACTGCACCTGAAGCTTTATTCGGTCAAATCTCTGCAGTATCTGCTGCAAGTGCGATGAACAAAGTAGAAACAGTTAGAGATGTTAATACTTTCTCTGACATCGTTAGAGGGTTAATGGTTTGGGGTAGAAAAGTATTAAGACCTGAAATCGTAGGAAAAATAATCTACGTTGCAGACTAATACTAACTATACCAAATAGTTAATACAATGTGGTTGGGGGTAGCAATATCCCCAATCATTAAACTAAAAGGATTACAATGTATAAAAATAAAAAGAAACCAGTTAAAATGAGTTGCGGTGGTAAAGCACATTCAAAGAAAAAAGGCGGCTCTATGGTTATTGTTATAAAAAAATCTAAAAAGAAATAAAGAATTACTATGGGTATAATGTCTTCACCTGCATGGACTCGTAAAGAAGGAAAAAATCCTGAAGGTGGATTAAATGAAAAAGGTAGAGCATCTTATAATAAAGGTCGTACAAAGACAGGTAAGAAAAGAAATCTTAAAGCACCTAGTAAGGTCGTAGGTAATAAAAGAAGAGCTTCTTTCTGTGCTAGAATGAAAGGCATGAAGAAAAAACTTACTTCTAAAAAAACTGCTAATGACCCTAACTCAAGAATTAATAAATCACTAAGAGCATGGAACTGTTAATATATGGCTAAAACTTATTTATCATTAACTAACGAATTACTTGTTGAGATTAATGAACCTGAATTAACAACTGTTGCTGGAGCAATAGCTATTCAAAAATTTGTAGCTAACTGTGTTAATAGAGCATACTTTGATATTGTAGATGCTCAAGATACATGGTCTTGGTTATCTAGTTCAGCAACACAAGGTAATTACAATGGTAATACTTATGTTGAAACTGTAGCAGGACAAAGATGGTATCTATTAAAAGCAGGTTCATCAGGAGTTGATACAGATTTTTCAAATGTAGTATGGGATAAATTTTCATTATCAGAAGAAGGAGTAGCTGGTAAAACAGAACCTTACCTTATTAAAAATTTACCTTTTGTATCTTTAGATACTTGGAGTGATTTTTATTCTGAAGGTGAAGAAAGAGATAGTTCAAAAGCAACTCCTTTATATGGAGTGCCACAAAGAGTTTTAAGAAGTGAAGATAATAGACATTTTGGTTTATCACCAATCCCAGATGGTGTTTATAGAATTTATTTCTATGCATATAATAGACCTTCAGCTTTAGTAAATGATACAGATGTAATTTTATTTCCAGAACAATATAAACCTGTTCTATTAGCTAGAGCAAGATATTACATTTATCAATTCAAAGATAATATTTCACAAACACAATTAGCTTTAACTGAATATCAAAAAAGTTTAGACAGAATGATTGAACAGTTAAATGCACCTCAGCCTACAAGTGTAGAAGACGATAGACGAATATTTATTTAAAGGATAATTAATGCCAACTCAAGGAGCTTCCATTACTGTACAAGGTGGCTTGGATTTAATTTCAAGTTCACATGCTTTATTTAGAAGTCCAGGTGCTGCAACTAAATTACAAAATTTTGAATCATCTACTACAGGTGGTTATAGAAGAATAAGTGGTTATGAAAAATGGGGAACAACAAATGCTGTTATTCCTTCAGGTTCTGCTTTAGATAATATTCAAGGTTTAATTGGATATGCAGATGGAGTAGTTGTTGCTCAAGGAACTAATGTATATTTTAGTACTACAGGTACTTCTTACGTTCAAATAAATAAAGACACTTTTACAATAGGACCAGGAACAGTTTCTATTAGTGCAGGTTCACCTACCGTAACTGGAGTAGGTACAACTTTTTTAACATCTTTTCTTGTTGGTGATGATATTAAAATTAATACTGCTACATCTTATATTTATAAAGTACTTTCTATTCAAAGTGATACTCAATTAACATTAAGTAGAAATGCTATTACTACTAATACACAAAATAATTTAACTTATGCTATTGGTGGTATTGACCCAAGTCTATTAGCTAGTCGTACAACAATTCCTAGAACTAATCAAACTAATGTTAAGTTTGTAAACTTTGAAGCTATTCAGAGTGTTAATGGTGCTTTATATTTTGTAGATGGATATAATAAAATAGGTGAGTTTTTTATACATGAAGATGGTACTTATCATTTTGAAGATATAAATGAAGATGCTCCTATTGGATGTTCTTTAATAGAAAGATATGCTGAAAGAATAATAGTATCAGGACAAAGAGATAACCCAAGTACTGTTTATTATAGTAATAGATTACAGCCTTGGGATTTTACAGGAGCTTCAGCAGGGTCAATAGATGTTGGAGATGTAGTAACAGGTATTAAAGTTTTTAGAAACAGCTTAGTTATATTTTGTAAAAACAGTATTTATGAGTTGACAAACCTTGATTCTGACCCTATAATTAAGTCAGTAACTAAAAATATAGGTTGTGTAAGTGGCAACTCTATTCAAGAGATAGGTGGAGATTTAATCTTCTTAGCTCCTGATGGATTACGAACAGTTGCAGGTACAGCTAGAATTGATGACGTTGAATTAGGTTCTATCAGTAGAAAAATCTTACCTTTAATTAATGAATTAATAAATAACCTTGCTAACTATACTATATCAAGTATGGTTATTAGAGAACGAAGTCAGTACCGATTATTCTATTATCAATCTGGTCAAGCTAGTTCTGGACAAAAAGGAATTATAGGTACATTTAAATTTAATGCTGATGGCATTCCTGCATTTGAATGGAGTCAAACAAAAGGACTACCAGTAGAATTTTGTACTTCAGATATAAATTCAGCAGGTACAGAAGTATTATTTCATACAGATGATACAGGTTATGTTTACAGACATGATACTGGAAATAGTTTTGATGGTGCAAATGTACAAGCAGAGTTTCAAACACCAGACATGGACTATGGTGATAACGGTTTAAGAAAAAGTTTATATAAAGTAAAAGTTAATATTGAACCTGAAGGTACTCAAAACGATTTACTTTTAAATATAAAATACGATTTTAATTCTAGTGAAGTTCCTCAGCCAGGAAGTTTTTCAGTAGGACAATTAAGTGCTTCAGCTTTATTTGGTTCAGCAGTATTTGGAACAGCTATCTTTGGAGCAGTAGATTTACCTAGTAAAAGTGTTATAGTAACTGGAAGTGGGTTTTCTAATAACTTTAAATTTTTTAGTGATGATACTAACTCTCCTTATTCAGTTAACGGATTTTTTGTTTCATTCATACCAGGAGGAAGAAGATAAAATATGGCAGGATATACTAGACAGAGTTCATTAGTTGACGGTGATGTAATAACGGCATTATTATTTAATAATGAATACAATCAATTACTAGCTGCTTTTAATAATACAACAGGACATAAGCATGATGGTACTGCTGCTGAAGGTCCAGTCATTAGTTTAATAGGAGATTCTGGATTAAGTGTTCCTTTAAATAAAATTTTAGTTGATTCAACAAATGATAATTTAGAATTTTATATAGATGTAGGAGGTGTATCTACAGAACAATTTATAATTCAAGATGGTGCAATTGTTCCATCTACAGATAATGATATTGATTTAGGAACTGCTGCTTTAGAATTTAAAGATGCATACTTTGATGGTACAGTAAACTTAGATGCATTAGTCATTGGTACAGCTACAGCTATTACAAGTGTTGATACAGATTTAACTTCAGTATCAGCTAGTGATGATACCTTAGCAAGTGCAAAAGCAATTAAAACATATGTTGATGCAGTCGCAACTGTAGCTGATTTAGATTTTCAAGCAGACACAGGTGGAGCTTTATCAGTTGATTTAGATTCTCAAATCTTTACATTAACTGGTGGTACAGGTATTGATACTGTTGGTTCAGGACAAAATGTTACATTTAATATTGATGATGGAATAGTAGCAACTTTAACAGGAACACAAATACTTACTAATAAAACTTTAACTACTCCAGTAATATCTTCTATAGTAAATACTGGTACATTAACATTACCTACAAGTACAGATACTTTAGTAGGTCGTGCAACTACAGATACTCTTACCAATAAGACTTTAACAAGTCCAAACATTTCTACAATTTTAAATAGTGGTACATTAACACTACCAACAGCTACAGATACTTTAGTTGGTAAAGCTACAGTTGATACCTTTACAAATAAAACATTTAATGCTAATGCAACTGGTAATAGTATTACTAATTTAGAAGTTGCAGATTTAGCGGCTGGAGTTTTAGACACAGATTTAACAACTGTATCAGCTACAGATAATACTCTTGCTTCAGCAAAAGCTATTAAAACTTATGTTGATGCTAGTGTAGCTACAGCAAATGAATTATCAGAATTAACAGATGTTAATATTACAAGTCCTGCAGATGGCTCTGTATTATTTTATGATACAGCTACATCTAAATGGATTGACAATGTAGTATCAGGTGATATTAGTATTCTTGATACTGGAGTTGCTTCTATTAATCCAGGAGTAATTGTAAATGCTGATGTTAATGCTTCTGCTGCAATTGCATATTCTAAATTAAATTTAACTAATAATATTGTTAATGCAGATATTAATGCTAGTGCGGCAATAGATGCATCTAAATTAGCAGACGGTTCAGTATCTAACACAGAATTACAATACATTAATAGTTTAACTTCTAATGCTCAAACTCAATTAACAAGCTTAGATACTTTAAAAGCACCTTTAGCTTCTCCAACATTTACAGGAACAGTTTCTGCTCCAACACCTACTGCTGGTGATAGTTCAACTAAAGTTGCTACTACAGCTTTTGTTACTAATGCAGTTGCTTTAGAAAACGAACTATCTGAAATGAATGATGTTGCTATTACTTCAGTAGCAGATGCAGACTTTTTAGTTTATGATAGTGTTTCTACTAAATGGGAAAACCAAGCTATATCAGGTGCTGTTACAATTAATAATACTGGAGTATCTACTTTAGCTGCTGGTATTGATTCAGCAAAAATAGCAGATGGTTCAGTTAGTAATACAGAGTTTCAATATTTAGATGGAGTTACATCATCTATTCAAACACAAATTAATTCCAAACAAGCAACGATAGATGCATCTAATAGATTAAGTGCAGACTTAATTCATGATGGTTCTGTAGACAATACTGAATTTGGTTATTTAAATGGAGTAACTTCAGCAATACAAACTCAAATAGATGCAAGAGCTTCTAATGGTTTTGCTATTGCGATGGCAATTGCTTTATAGTAAGTTGTTGACAAATTAACAATAAAATAGTATAATAGGGAAAACACATATGGCACAAAACTTTAGAAGATACACAAGCAACGATGTAGGTACATCTGCTGCAACATTATTTACTGCTGACAGTTTTGATACTGTAGTTGGTATATCTGTTGCTAACGTAACAGCTTCTGCTGTAGTAGCATCAGTTTATATTAATGATGGTACTAACGATATTTACTTGGTGAAAGACGCACCAATACCTGCAGGTTCTGCATTACAAGTATTAGATGGCGGAGCAAAATTTGTTGTTCAAAACAATGATGCTTTAAAAGTTGTTTCAGATACAGCTTCATCATTAGATGTTTGGGTATCTACTGTTGACGATATCAGTTTATAATATAAATAAGGAATAAATAAATAAATGCCTTTCATTGGAAATCAACCAGCATTATCTTACACAAGTTTTGCTAAGCAAGACTTTACCACAAGTGCGACTACTTCCTACACACTTAGCCAACCTGTAGCTAATGCAAACGAAATTGCATTATTCATTAACTTTGTAAGACAAGAACCTACAACTGCATATACTGCTAGTGGCACAAGTTTAACTTTAACTTCTGCTACATCT